TCAAGTGGACTACAGACCCTTGCCGAACTTCAGGCGGGGGGTCTTCTTGTTCTTGCGCCCAAATCGGGAAGTTGACTTCAATCCGGCGGGTTTCAACTTCCGCCGAAATCGTTCCTTCAGGGCTCTCAGCGGATTCGGGCCCATTACTTGCGACCGCCGCCTCCGCCACGAATCTGGCCCGCACCAAGTGAAAGTTGACGCATCGAATCCGCAGTCTTAGAAACGCTGCGTCCGCGGGGACCGCCAGACATCTTGTTCATGAGAGGATTCTTGCCCTTGACCTTGATCTTCTTGCCGTACATGGTGTTCCTTTACTTGCAGCCGCAGCTGCACTTGCCTGTTCCACAACGCTTACAACCCTTGACCTTGACCTTCTTAGCCACGGCTAAGTCTCCTTAGTTTACGAAGCGGAGAGACCTTCTTGCCGAATGCGCCCTGCATTCCAACCTTCGACTTCTCCGCCTTCTTCCTCGCCAACTCCCCGCTGCTCATCTCGCCCTTCGTCTTGGGCGTCTTGCTGCTCACGCGGCGGGTAGGCCTGCAATACTCGTTGGCCCCACCAGCCCCGCAAGCCTTGCCGCTCTTCGTGTCCTGCCACTTCTCCGCGCCCCACCGCTTCAGGTTCGCGCCAGCCTGCGTCTTCCGCACGTTGCCGCTGGCCTTCCTGCACTTCGCCGTGGCCTGCGCTGCACGCGCCGACCACTTGCCGTACGAGGCCATCACCTTCCTGTAGCACGCGTCCTTGGGCATCAGCGAATTCCGTGAGAAAATCCAGGAGGCAACCCAAGGGGCCTATGCGGCGAGCGAGGCGGATTACGAGGCGGCTTCTTGGGCTTTACTCCAGGACGCTTGATCGTTCCAGCGGGCTGCACATTTCTTGCGCCCATTGAACCAATCGAAAGATTTCTAAGTGGGTTCATCATTAGCAGTTCCATGCCCGAAGGCTCTTGTTGATGCGATAGCAATCGTCCTTCGCCATTAGTACTGAGTCTCGTCGTTTCTACTAAGTGCTTGAAGAGCACGCAGTAACCGCAACTTCTCAGAGTTGCTCATGTCAAGGTTTTTGAAAGCTTTGGGAAATCGCTCAATACCAGATCTGCCAGCGCGCAAATCCATTTCGTCTTGAAGCCGATTAGCAAACAATCTTGGGTTCTTGTTTTTGACTCTGATGCGCTTTGCCATGTCAGCATTTCCATGCCCGAAGGCTCTTGTTAATGCGGGAGTTGGGATCGTTCGCGGTCTTGGCGCTGGTCAGCTTCTTCTTCATGCCGCGCATACGGGCGCAGAAGGAGTTTCGTCTCGACCCACCCTCGGGTTGCGGACGCTTGAGGTTCCCGCCCGTAGCGCGGTTGTAAGCACGCCGCCCGAGCTCACTGAGCCCGCCAGCGGGATTCTTGTGCTTGGCCTTGAAATCGAAACGCTTCTTCGCCATGGTTACACCCGACGACTTCCAACCCGACGAAGGATCATTTCGCCGATACGGCGATAGATCTCATTGTTGCTCGAGATGGGTTCGCTTTCATCCTCAGAACCACGAATCTTTTTAACGCCTCTTTTCCGGTCTCGGTTTAGACCCCCAGCCCTTCGAGTAACCGAGTCGTAGTTTTCATTAAGTTCGCTGCTGAGCTGGCGAGGACCGACAAACTTGGGGCTGCCTTCCTTCACGCGCTTCTTGCGGGTAGACGACGGGCGAGCTGAAACATCTCTGCGCTCTAAAGCATCTTCAATGAAATAATCAAGACGTTCAATCGCTTCGGGATCAACTCCCTCAGGAGCACCTGCTCTACCCAATTCGCGGTCATACCTAAGTAGAGCCGCCCTCTTTGACTGAAGTCGATTTAGATCTCTTCGCTGAGACTTACTGAGCCCCTGCGGGGTCTTGCCATTGACCTTGATGCGCTTTGCCATGCCCGCATTTTAGCAAAGGGAAAGGGGTGTGCCCCGAAGGACACACCCCTTTTGTTGCGGGTTCAGGCAGCGATTACTCGCCGTACTGACGATCCGTGCTCACGCCGGTGAGCTTGATGCCCGCGGGCTGGTCCGGGACAAGCTGCATACGCAGCATGCCCGGCATCTGAGCGCCTTCGGTCAGCAGCGAGATGCCGCTGGCGGTTGCGGGCTTCGTGATCGGCACCTTGACGCTGGAGTAACCCAGCGCCGGGGCGACGAACTCGAAGGGGATGAAGGACTCTGCCTTGTCGAACTTCTGGGTGCCCTTCGGCGAAGGCGGGACGTACTTCTTCCAGTTCGAACCACCCTTACGGATGCCGTAGACCGTGCCGTCCTCGATGAAGTTCGAGGTGTAGCCGGTGTACGTGCGGCCGTCGAAGGTGAACTTGAAGCCCTCCTGGCTGCCCTCGTTGGTGAGGCTCGACAGGCGGTTGGTGCGGTCCAGCATGTACTGGCCGATCTTCTGCGACTCGTAGTTGAGCCACACGCCATCGCTGGCAATGAGGCAGTCAACGTACTGGCCGTACTTCTCCTTCGCGCGGTGGAAGCCGCGGAGGTACTGACGGAGCTTGTGCTCAGTCAGCGTGCCCACGCTGGTCTTGAAGTACGACTTAAACTCCGGGTGCGTACCGACGTCGATGGCATTGCTGCTGTCGGCGTCGTTGCCCAGGAGGTTGCCGGTGTTCTTCAGCCAGCTGTTGATGCCCGCAATGCCGTAGCCCTTGCTGTTGGCGAAGGTCACGATATCGGTGTTCACGATGCCGGTCGAGGTGTTGCCGATCACCGTGATGGTCACGGTGCCGACGACCTCATCGACCTTGGTCACGAACGCGTTGTTGCGAACGCCACCAGCCTCGTTGCGACGAGTAGTGGCGCCCGAATTGAACACGTCGACGCGCATGCCGACCGCATAACGGTCGACGTTCTGTGCACCCGGCGTGAACACGACGGTCGTGTTGCCGCTGCCCGTGCTCACGGTGCTGCTCGTGATGGAACCCAGCGAGTAGTTGGTGTTGTCGCTGATGTACCAGTAGTTGCAGAGCGTGTGCGCGATCAGTCGGGCATGGCCCTCGAGCTTCGGCGCAATGACCTCGCCGATGAACGCCGGGGTTGCCTCGGCCTGCATCTCACCCATGGTGACGAGCAGGTTGGACACCATGGCCTTCATGCCGATGCCGAGGCGGTACGGACGCGCCATCGCGCCCTGGGTGGCATCCGGCCAGGTGTTCGTGAGACCCTGCGTCTGCAGCTTGTCGCCCACGTTGGTGATGGTGTCATCGCCGTAGAGGACAAAGTTGCTGGAGTTGTCGGCCATCTCAAGCACGCCAGCCATCGAGCCCATGTAGATCTTAAGGATCTTCATGTCGCGGCCGATGAGGTTTGACTGACCGACGCCCTGGCTGGACACGGTCGTGTCACGCCAAGCGGGGTCCATCGCAGGCAGGAACACCTCGATGTTCTTGTTCAGGATCTCCTGGATCCGGTTGCTCTGTGCATTGAACAGAGAGTTGGTAGGTGCAAAAGGCACGGTTGTTGTCTCCGGTCATTGACCGGCTAGAGGCGATGAATCAGACCTTCGTTTCCCCACCAGCCCCCATGTCGGCGGCAAGGCGGGTCAACGCGTCCACGTTGAAGTCTCGAACCGAAGCATCAGCAGCCCCACGGTCCATGCCCTTCTTGTATTCGGGCGGTGCCACGGGCTTCTGCGAACGCAACGTCTCGAGCTCGCCATCTGTTTCCGGCGACCGCCCGAGGGCATCAATGTCGCCGATGACCGTGCGATAGTTTCCTGCAATCGCCTTCGCCGCCTTCGCGGCTTCGTCCGCAACCCACCCTTCATCAAACCGTCCACCTTCCGCGTCACGGCGGCTGTAGAGGTTCTTGAGCGTGGTTTCACGGACCTGCTCTTGCAGAGCTCGCCAGGCACCCGCCGCATGTTCGCGGCCACGGGTCTTATCGAGCGTTTGGAGCATCCTAACAATCTCCGGATTCTTGTCAATACTTTCGACAACCCTCCGGTCCATTTCTTCCTTCAGGAGCCGCAGCCGCAACTCCCGCGTCTCCCGCATTGCAGCCTCTGCCTGACCCTCAGCCTTGGCCGTGGTCCGCTTCAGCATGCGTTCAATCTCCCGTTCATCCACATCAGCCTCCTGGTCCCCACCATCCTCTTCGGCCCCACCAGCCTCGTCCTGCACGTACTCGGAGGCGTACTGGAGGGCCTCGGCGTCGCTGAACCCTGCGCCCTTCAGCACCTCGAAGGCAGCCTGCTCATCCGCGCCATCTCCCCGCATCAGACGGGTGGCGTTCTCCCGGAACCGCTCCAGGCCCTGGATCCGGCTTTCAGCCTGCTCAGCCGCTTCCGCTGCTTCCTGCTGGGCCTGAAGGATCTCCCCTAGCGTGGCCTCCGTCCCGTCCTCGAACTCGAGGATAGTGTCCATGTCGATTCCTTCGTCAGCGCCTTCGTTCTGTTCTTCAGACATTCATTGCTCCTTGAGGTGGTTGTGCCTGGGGCCCAATCCGACCTGCGACCCCACCAGCCATCTGGGGGTTGACAATCGCAACATCGTCGGGGTTGGGGACCATGGCGGGTAGGGACTGTCCCATGAACGAGATCAGGGACTCACGGTATGCCTTGAACGCGTCCTGCACGGCAGGACTCGACAGCGACATGATTGGGTTGGCCATGAACGCGCTGAGGACCCTCAGCTGCAAGTCAGGGCGGGTGGTGTGCGGCGTAAGCACGATCTGCTGCGTCGTGGTCCCATCCCCATACAGCAACAGCACGTTCCGGATCACGCTCTCGTACGCACTCTTCTCCTCTTCCATCCACAGCGCGAAGTCAAGGCCCTCCTTGAGCGCAAGCAACTTCACGCCCTCCGGGTCCGTCATCCCCGCCTGCAACAGACCCATCGCCTCCTGCTTCCGCACGACCTCGCTCTTCGGTGTCGTATCACGCACCGTAAAGCTGATCTGGCTGAAGTTAGGAATGGGGTTCTTCTTGAAGTTGACCGTGCCCTCCTCGGGGTCAATCACGGCACCCGCAAGGTCAAGCGTCAACCGATTGACCGGAAGCGCTCGATCACTCAGCAGCATCTCCCGGCTCGCATTCGCAACAAGGCTCTTGTACATCCCACCGAACGCGGCCTGCACACCGCTGGTGGGGTTCGTCATCGCCTTGCTGATCTGCTCGTCCAGGAACTGCAACCCACTCGCGCTATCCACCCGGCCCTTCTCAGCCAACAGATCCTGCACCGGGCTCAGGCTGTCAGACACGCTCTTCGCAAACTGCGCGACCTTCCCCGGCACGTCACCGGCGTTGAACGGCTGAATCACCATCGGGCGGAAGTCATCGCCAAGCAGCGCGTCCTTGCTGTAACTGACGTAACGCAGGCCCTTGCCGATGTCACGCATCACCGCGCGCTCGTTCATCGTGCCCTGCGGCATGACCAGCACACCGTACTTGTCGATGTCGCGCACGTTGTTGAACAGGCTCTTCATGAGCCGTTCCATCTCGCGCACAATGCCGAACATCAGGTCAAACAACCCAGCGCCGTGGAACGTGCCGTTGTCCATGAACCGCGCAAACCCGATCGGGCAGTACGTTTCCACCTCGCTCAAGTCGCGGTCCTCGAGCACCACGTCGCCACTCGAGACGATGTACCGGCTCACGGTCCCACGCGGGCCGTCCATCCACAACTCCCGCACCTTCACGACTTCCATCTCGTTGCCGTCCGGCACGCCGTTCAGCGCGCCAGTACTCGCAGAGTTCAGGATGTAGCCGTTGCCGGGGCTGTCCGCGGGCTCCTCCATGTCATGGCCCCACTCCCAGCTCCACGCGTCCATGCGCTCCTTGTGCTTCTCCAGCTTCGCCTTCCCGAACCGCTCCTGAAGGAACGTCATGGGAACCACGCGCTGCCGGATCAAACCCCTGACCTTGGTGTGGTCCATGCCCAGGCTCGGGAACGGCATCAACTCCTTGGGATGCACAACTTCCAGATCGCTAGTCAGTCCGATGGTGGGGTGGTCAACAATGTGACCCGTGATGCCCGCGCTGCCAAGCAGTGCAAACAGGTAGTTGAACTCTCGCTTGACCTTCTCCAACTGCTGGTCGCTCACCACCGCATCGGCCACCAACTGTGCCACACTTCGCTCGCGCAGTCCCGCGAGGCTATAGCCCTGCCGCAGTGCCTTGGGCCTCAGGTCCATCGTGTTCAACCGCGCCGTGGTCTTGTCCACGATCGACAGCAGCTCCGTACTCTGGAACTCCATGTTCCCCTCTTCATCGAGGTAGTACGGCACCACACGCGCAGTGCGGGGATCAAACACGTCGAACCGCCTGAACCCGTTCAGGTAGTACCACGCCAGGATCCACAGCGTCCGCCGATACGTGAGCTTCGTAAGCTCCCGTTCAACGTGCTGGTCAATGATCCGCCCGAGGATCCGCTTGTCAGTCGGCAGCGTGTATGCGTCACTCGCCATTGTTCTTGCGCTTCCTCAGAGACTTCCACCCTGGCGGCATCTCCTCAAAAAGCTCAACGCCTTTGAGGTTAAACGTCGACATCGGAGACGGATCAGGCGTCGGCACCTTCATGTCGGCAGGTGTTGCCTCCACATGATCAGACTCGTGCTGCCCATAATACGCCTGGGCCAGCATTTGAAAGTATACGAAAGGAATCGTGACGTACAGGGGATTAGACGCGCGAACCTCGTTTTGCATTTGTTTCCTCTCTCATTGCGTTCATCAATGATCCAACAGGCATCTGCCCGAAATCCATCGCCTCGACCGCTGGGACCCCACCAGCCATCGAATCCCGGATCGTGCCGTCTTCCAGCATCCGCTCAAAGTCCAGGCCCTCGGCGGCTCCGGTGGGGTTCTGGCGGTCCAGCCGCCCCCGGACCACGAACATGCTCATGGCCACCGTGTCGATAAAGTCATCGTGCTGGAGACCTCCGCTGTCCGCGTCCGGGTTGAACTGCTCAATCTGGTCGAACAGGAGCCGCCACGGCAACTGACCGCGCCGCCACGTGGGGAACTTGATGAGCCCATGCTCAAAGCGGTAGTGGAGCGCATTGATCTTTGCCGTCTTGTCCAGCGTGCCCACCCGCAGCGGGATGATCCGGGGCGGAGTCTCGCCCGTCACCTCTGACGCACGCTGCCTGACCATGCTCTCCATAGCCGTATACAAGCCGAAGGACTGCCGGACCACCTCCGGATGGATCGTCGGGCACCCCCATCGGCCAGCCATCGCAAAGCTCTTCTCGATCAGCAACTGCTCCCTGCACTGCGCACCCCACGTGTCCAGCACAAACAGGCACGCATCCACCGGGTCGTACCCAAGCAGCGTGCAGACCTTGTAGTCGCTGTCGCTCGTGTTCGTGTAGCTGGTGTCTACCGTAATGAACATCCGCACCCGGTCTCGTAGGAACTGCTGGACCGGCATCTTCTCCTCGACCCCACCCTTCCCGCGCCAGCACATCACCGCGTTGCTGCGCTTGGGGTCCAGGTCAAAGTCGGCGTCCGGCTGCTCCAGCCACCACCCATGCTTCTCCGTGGTCACCTCGCCGAAGTGCATGTCCTCCGCCTCACCCGGCTGCGCTAGGTACTCCGCCAGGTAGTTGTGTGTACCGATGAGTTCCCGGATCTCCTCCAGGCTCACCAGCCCCTTCAGCTTGGGGTCCGCCTCCTTGGCCTTCCGGTCAAGCGGCCACATCCCCGGCCAGCAACTCTTGCGGACACCCTCGTCCTCGTACTCCGCCTTCAGCACCAAGCGGGCCCACTGGTCGAAACGGGGATCCTTCGCCACTAGGCCGGTGGGGCTCGGCACAGCCTCCATCGCGTGCCACGCGTAGTGCCGCCGACTCACAAACGTCGCCAACCACCGCACGCTCGTATCGCGGCGGGTGACCATTGGCATGACCACCTTGAACAACAGCCGCTCCATATACGACCGCAACACACTCATGCTGGTGCTTGCCTTGGGGTCATACTCAGGGTCATCAAGCGCGTACACGCGCGGACGGCCACCACGCTGCCTGCTCTCGGCGCTGATAGCTCGGAACCAGCTGCCGTTGTTCAGGTACATCATCTCCACGCCGAACGAACGCTCGCCCCGCTTTGGCGTCAACCGACCGTCGGGGAACTCAGGACCCCAATCGTCAATAAGCCGCTGGTTCGCAAGGAACTGCGTCTTCAGGATCTGGCTCGTCTGCTCGGCGTTGTCGATGCTGCTGGTTGCGTAGATGAACGAGTAAGCCGGGCGGCTAACCATTTGCAGGAGTGCCGACTTCCGGAAACAATTGCTCTTGGCAAAGCCACGCGGAGCAATTGCGACGCTGCGTGATGCGAGCGCCCACAGCCGGTAAATGGCGAAATGCCCCAGCGGCGATTCAATCGGATCGTCATCGTAGAAGTAGGGATTGAACTCTTCTTCCCAATCGGGATACAGGTAGTAACGATCAAAAAAGTTGATGCATGCAGCAAGCGCATGCGCCCGCTCGTTCGGCTCGCCCCCCACCAGCCATTGACGGCATGCGTTGACGCGAGCCAATCGCTGGCCTTCCGGCGTCAGCTCCAGGTAATCAGGCGGAAGCGGGTAGAAGTCGTTACCGTTGCGTTCGATGCGGACCGCGCTCAACGCTTCCCCACCAGCCGGATTGCGGAGATGCGCAGCATGGCAATGGCCATCACCTGCGGGTCCGTCACGAACCGCCCAAGGTCCTCGCACACCATGAACCACTCCGGGTTCGCCTTGATGCCGTCACGGAACATCACGCCCATCTCCGGCGGCTCAACGCCGCGGAACAGGCTTGGCTCCAGAATGCCGATGTCCTGGAAGATCGCTGCACCCAGCCGGTAGCAATCACTTGGGGTCAGACGCGCCAGCGTCTCGTACACCTTGAGCAGATGATCCGGAATCACGGGCGGGGAGGAACTG